AGCATACAATGCTTTCTTCTGCGACCGCTTCTCTTGGACTTTTTCAGGTCTTGACATCGCGTGAGCTCGACTTTTCGCATTCGTGCAAGATTTGCATACGCGCGTGAATCCAACAGAGCTAGCCTTGTTCCGAGTAAATGCTTCGATAGGCTTGCATTCCAGGGAGATGCGGCAATTCTTTGTCTGCATTATGATTTAGCTCGGTTAGGTCACGCCGCTTCAGCGCGTGAGAAGGTCGAATGCTGTTGCTGCCACGATTGGAACCTGCCCATTTCCAATGGCTTCAGTGCGCTCCACTGCAAAGGCCAGCCCATCATCCATTCGACGAAACTTGCGGGCCATCTCCACCCAACGGCGTCCACTATCGCTAGACACTCCTTCGTAACTCCAAGGCTGCATCGCAAGTTGTCGAGGTTGTTCGATAAGCCCGGCCCGCGCCGGCCCCATGACTTCAGAGGAGTGGGCAACGATCCAGGCGCGGTTACGTTCGTGACAGGCGCCAAGCTGGGCCGCTGATAGACACGACCAGCGAGCATCAAACCCGATGGAGGCAAGATCGGCGAGCACGCGGTCGAGTCCTCGAGTAACGAGTGCTGGGCTGTTCTCAATGAACACGAAGCCGGGTCGAACTTCGCCCACAATCCGGAAGAACTCCGACCAGAGCCCACTGCGCTCGCCTTCGAGGCCCAACTTGGTGCCGGCAACGCTAATGTCCTGGCATGGAAAGCCGCCCGATACGACGTCAACAATGCCTCGCCATGGCTTTCCGTCAAAACTCGTGACGTCAGACCAAATTGGGAATGGTCGGATGGCTCCATCGTTTTGCCTCTGTGCCAGAATTTGTGCTGCGTGGGCATCACGTTCAACTGCGACGATGGTTTGCCATCCAAGAAGGTGGCCGCCGAGTATTCCGCCACCAGCGCCTGCGAAAAGAGCCAACTCATTCATAGCCCCTGATTCTCTAAAAAGGAGGCGCCAGACCGGCCGCCCCAAACACGCCGCAGACTGTGCTGTCTGCGGGACTGGTATAGGCGCGTCCCCTCACCCGCTGTTTGGCGAGATCAATACCCGAGTGGGCTACATCGCTTGGGGTGGGGAACGCGTGGAGGTTTAGGCTGCGTGAGCAAGCCCGCGAGCCGCCGCATCGATGTGCTCGATCAGCGCTGCACAAATCTGAGGGAAAACTTCCTCGTGGTACAACTTGGCAGCCTTGTCGGTGGCTGCGTGCTTGAATCCGAGAGCCACTAAGCCTTCGGCTGTCAAAGCGATCGGTGCCAGTCGTTCGTTAATCTGGCCAAGACGCAGTGTCGGAGCGCCGGTCGGCGTAGTGCCAATCCAAGGCGCTGCGACCTGAACTGGCTTCGTGGCGATCGGCGCTGGCGCCACGACTGCGGGTGTGGGCGGCGGCGCCGCCTTTACCTTCTCCGCTTCTGCCTGCTTGTGCTGTTCGATCCGCGTGGTGACGGCCAATTGGAAGTCCTCAGCGGGCTTCTGGATCAGTGATTGCAGGTCGCGGAATAGGAAGCCATGAGCTTCGCCGTGCGGCTTGTACCAGTCGAGCTTCGCACGCAGATCGCGGGCGACGGCATCGGCGGCAATCTTGCCGTTGGACAGCGCCGTGTCGATCGCATCGTGCAGGCTTGCCATCGTCCGTTTGTTCTTCGCTGCGCCGACAAAATCGGGCGCCGCCACTTCAAGCCGAACGTCGCCCAAGGCCAGATCTGCCGCGAGTGCCGCGCAGTGATCAGCAAATTTCTTGCGGCCGCCGGCGATGATCGAATCCTTGACTTCGGTCTTGCGCTTGGTCACCAGTTTGTCGAGATCCAACCGGACGCGGCGAGCCTCGGCACCGATGTCGTCGATGGTCTTGAACAATTCGTCGATGCTCTGCGTCTGGCTCAGCGCGTGCTCCTTCGCCGCTTTGAGTCGTGATTCGACGTCTTCGCACCACTTGACGGTCTTCTCGGCGTCGGCGAAATGCTGGTCGGTCGTCAGTTCGCGGTTGATACCTGCGAAGACAGCCAGTGCGTGAGCCTTGAAATCGCGGAGGTTGCTATGCTTGACAACACCGCTGAGTTCGATGTGCAGCGCGGGAAGCGTTTCAGGCGTGTGGCCGATCGGCTTTTCTTCGATGACTTGCGGCACGTAGGCGGCCAGGTCTTTTTCAAACTGCACCCAGCCGTCGATGATCCGCTCGAACCAAGCCTGATCCGGGTAGACCTCCATGTATTCCATGTTGTCTCGCGTGCCGTCTGAGCATACGAAGATGACCTTCTGCGCGCCGGCCACCAGCATGATTTGCTGGCACTGCGGCTGATACTCTTCCGGCAGCACCTTATTGCGCACCGATTCGGCTAGAGTCGCATTCCACTGCTTATGCTCGAATGCAATCTCGTCGTCGAGCGTCAGGCCGTCACACGATGCTGAAAGCACGCCCAGCGAACGCGTCACTGGGTACAAGTCCTGCCCGATCAGTTCTTCGATGATGGGCCGGGCCAGCGCTTCTACTTCGTGACCGTAGTCCAGGATGTTCTTCTGAACCCACTCGCTGAACTCCTTGGGATTGCCGGTATGCTTCATGTGAAGCAGTTCGGTGCGCTTGGCCTTCGTCGAGATTCCGAGCATGGCAGCGGCCTCGCTGGCGCCGAACTTCGTCAGGCGGAACTGTGCCCATTCATCCGAGCCTTGAATCAGGTCGTGAGTTATGCGGTCAGTCATTCTCGTGGCTCCATGAGTCCAGCGTCAGTTTCTGTTCTTCGCTGAGTTTGGTCTTCGTCTCGATCATCTTGACCAACTCGGCGGGCGTCTTTTTCTTCTCGACGATCAGCTTTCGCCATTCAGGTGACTTTTTCTCGAAGTCATCGGCAGTGCAGACCGGAATCACCTTGGCGCTCGTTGAGCCGCTTTCGCTGCCCTCCCCGCCCTGCTCGGCCTTGTTTTCGACAACCTGCTTCCAGGTGGCCTCGCCGTCCTTGATCGCGCCATAGATGCCGCGCAGATCTACCAGTTCTGCGGGCGAGCACGTATCAAGCGCGTGGCCAAGATACTTCGTTAGGTCTTCGACTTTCACGCCGATTTCAGCGAATGCATCGGCGATGCGCTTCCGTTCCGCTCCCGGATCGCGGGCGGCTTCGTTCATTCGGACCGCCTTGATGATTTCCTCTGCTTCGTCCTGTAGATCGCCCGGAATAATCCGCAGACCAAGCGTCCGTACAGCTTTGGAAATCAGGGCGCCGCGCTTGTTGAGCAAGTCGTCATCGTTGGCCGGAACGGTGTAGACCATCTTGCCGTAGCTATTCTTTCGGACCGAGAGATACGAACCATCGTCGGCCGGCTTCGAGCGCTCGACCGTCTTCGACACCCGCACATCCAGCGGATAGGTCAGGTTCGATTCCAGGTCCGTTACGCTGACGCAATGAATCTCCTTAGCGTCGTCCTCGAATGTCATGGACGTCTCGACCAGCACGTTCTTCATGCAACGCAACGCGACTTCCACGAAGCGAATCCCCAGACCCTCTACACCTTGGCCGATCGGCTTGCGGTAGTACGCGCTCTTGTTGTGCGCGAAGGATGGCCGCTTGCACTCGCTCATCAAGTCCTGCCGCACCTGATCCCAATTGCGCGGCTGGCGCATCGCCATCACGTAGCGGGCCTCGACCATTGCCTTCGCCTTGGCCGCAATGGCCGTCGAGGCGGTTTCGACCAGTGCGTTGGTCGTCTCTTGTGCGCCGAATTCCTGGCGTACTGAAAGTGCTGTGCTCATGCTGCTTCCCTCTGTTGTTGCTTCCACAGATCAAACCGGTGCTCGTAGTTTTCGAAGTAACCGGCGAACGTGTCGCGAAGCTTTGTTTTGTTGACTGGATCGGCCATCAGGTAGCAGTGGGCCAATGACTGGACGAAAGAGCCGCCCTGCACTTCCATCATGTGGATGGCGTTGTCGTAGTGCTGGGTCATGCCGCCCCCGCCCGAAGCGCCACGCAGATCCACCAGACGCAGCCGATAGCCACGCCGCAGCCAATCGCCCAGATCCACGCCTTCACGTCACTCTCGCGCTCGACGTGCAGTTTGCTGTTCGGACCAAACGCCTCAGTCATCGTGCGTGCCGTGCGATAGCGGTAGTGCTGGATGTCTCTCGAAAACATGGTTAACCTCCGAGTAGTTGTTTAAGCACCAGTGCAGCAATCGCGCCGATAGAGCCGGCCGTGGTCCACATCAGGATCTCGGCTTGGCGCTGGCGTTGCTCTTCTGCTAAGCGGTCGCGACCGGCATCAGATATGCATGTCGTGCAGCCGTCGTGTATCTCGTATGTGGCGCTCATGACTGGCTCCCGGTGGCTTTTTCGATTGCGATTCGAGCACGCTTGGTCATTTCGTTGACTGCTTCGCGCTGCCACTGACGGTCATCTTCTCCGCCGTCTGCTCGCCCTGAGAGGGTGTCCAGCCCGTATCGGCGGATACTTTCGAGCGCTTCGTAGAGGTCAGGCGCGGCGGCTATCAGGCGGCAGTTAGCTTCGAACACTGCGGATTTCATTTCCGGGTTGTCATGTGCTCGTTTCGCGGATTCGAATGACTCTAGGAGGCAGACTTGAACCTCGCGGGGGCCGCCGACGATGTGCGTGGAATAAACGCTGTCGTCTTCCAACACTTCGCGGGGCATGAGCTTCCACGGCCCCGGCGTATGCTTGATCTCGCTCATTGCCATCCTCCCCACTGCCGATTCGTGCGCGGGTAGTCGATCCGCTCGAAGTGCTTGTCGCTTGCAATCTCGGCCAGCTCGTCGTCTGTGATCGGCGGCTCGGACTCGAAGTAGTCGTCTTGCGCCTTGCGCTGCCTGCGCTCGAATTCGGCCCAAGCGCGTTGATTTGCGTGCTGTCCCATATGGACTCCTGATAATTTGCCAGAGCTACTCGCTGCACTGCGCTTACTCGTACTGCCTTCCGCGCAGAATCCGCTTTTGCCCTGAGCGATAGCGACTGGCAGTCCTCTTAAGGGGACATTGGCTCGCCGGTACAACCCTTAGAGGCCAATCACCATCACTCAAGGCCCGGGCATCCCACCCGGTGCTAGGCGCTGTTTGTGCCGCGCTGGCTTCGGGGAATCAATCGAAGTACTCGACGCGATACACCGGTTGCTTCAACTGATAGACATCGGGGAAGGAACTGATGTTGTGCCAGTGCGTTCCGCTATCAGCCCGCACTTGCTCGGGTCCCTTCGATCCGCGCCACCAGACCATCGAATCTCGTGTCACGCGCCCGTCGCGCACCGGCAAACTTTCTTCTCGCTTCAGGCCGAAGACGACTTCGAGTTCTTTCAGTTGTTCTTCGTTAAATTGGCTCATTCCAACTCTCCGTTATTGATCCAGCGCTTCAAACAGCTTGGCTCGGAAGACCTGCCACGCGGCCTCATCCTTCGCCGCAATCTCAGCCAACTGCTCGTCAATCGATGCGCGGGTGAATTCGATCCAGTCGTCGATTGCGGGTTTCATTGCTCACACTCCATACGTCTATCGACTCGCTCTGGCGGATTGGCGCCGCGGATGAACAGGATGCACACCGTAACGGCGCCACACCATGCGCCCAGAGCGAAATAACAGGCGTTCATTTGGCCTCCGTGGCAGCAATGATTGCAGCGCGCATGCGGGCTCGAAAATCGTCCTGATTGCGCTCGTATGAAAACCATTCAAGGATCGCGGCGTCGATCTTTTCGTCCGTCAGCGCTTTAGGCTGGCTGACAGGCGACACATACCCGCTATGCTTGTCCGCGTCGTAGTCAAGAATGGACGGCTGTTGTTCCAGTTCGCCGATCATCCAGCGCATGCGATCGGCTTCATAGCGCACGCGATCTGGGTATTCTGAGCGGTCGATCGTGATTCCTTTCCAGATCTCGCCTGCGTGTAAGATCGCTGTCCAGTTCGTTTTTCCGTTGCTCTCGGGCATGGATCCGTACCAGACGGCGAGATTCGGTAGTGCTTTCGGCTGGCTGGCAGATAGTGCGGCGTTCCACGCGTCGATCCACACCCGCCAATCTTCGACGCGACGCACCGGGCTTTCGCCGGTGAAGTAGTATTTCGATTCTTCGAACGCCCTTGAAGCGGCATCGGTGTTTAACCGGCTGTCTGTCTTGTCGGTCATGTCACACCCCGATCTCAATTGGCACAGCAACCGCTAGCATCCCAACTCCGTTGCGGTCAGCGTTGTCGCGTGCCAGAGCTTCGCTATCGAACGTTGCAGCGCTGTTGCCCGCGTATGAATTAAGGCGCATGTCGTAGACGTTCACATACACCGTCTTTTTGCGGGGTGCCATGCAAAGCCGCTCGCCGGCGTTACTGACTGATCGAACTTCGCCATCTGGCCATTCGATAATCGGACGCCCGGTCTTTGTCACTCCGACAAACCACGCGTGCTCATACCAAGGGTTGTGCTTGTCGGCGCGCACCCAAACAGGCTCACCACGCTTGGCGGCTTCAAGGTCGAAAGGTTTCATGTAAGCACCACGCGATTTGGCTGTAGTCCACAGACATGACCAGCCGTGAATTGGAATAGACGTCGAAGTGCCGCGCGAACGTCAGGATGTAGTTGGAGACTCTCGGCACGCAGGCCCGGAATCCGAAGTCGGTGTAGAACATCTCAAACCTCGTCCGCATCAATCGCCGCGAGAAGATCGCGGTCATCCTCAGCAAGCTCAACATCGCTGCTGCCGTTGCGCATGATCTGAATGCCAGCCATCGCCGCAGAGTGGGATGAGAAACTGCCCAGCCACCTGTCGCCCGCGTACAGTCTGCCGTCGATGATGGTCATGTCTTGTTGCCAATTCATGATTGGCCTCGGGCGCGTAGCATGGCGTCGGCAATGTCGTACGCGTGCTCGGTGATCTCGTGAATGCGCAATCCCCATGTATCGGGATGGGCGCAGATTCCTTGCATCGCCTTCGCCGCCATGTAGTCACGCAGCGTCATACCGGGCTCAGGCTGATAAATCATCGAATCCCTGATCTGCTCGTCGCACGGAAACGCCGGGCCACCATCTTTGATTTCGTTCATGATTAACTCCTACCCTGCGTATCTGCCAGGTAAGCCAGCTTGAGAGTTGCTATGAGGTCGAGCATTTCAGCCTCCTGAAGATGCGGCGCGGGCACATAGTTCGGCGATATTGATGCGCCATTTATATGACCCCACACATTCGATCAAGCTCATTGCTTCGAGCCGTGTCCATAGCGGCCCGGTTTCGGTCCATGCTTCGCCACTATTCAGCTTGCACCCTGGGTTATCGCGCACAAGCTCCACGAATCGCAGTTCTTCCGCGGTCAGTGTTCCAACATTTACGGCTGGCTCTGCACTCGCGGCATCGCTAACAGTGGCTGCGCTAGATTTGACGAGAAGGGCGCGCAGTTGCGCTGCATAGTCCTGCCATTCAGAGAGATAGCTGGCTTGCGAACAACCGCCGCAAACCATAGCGCCGCCCAACGGGTGCAGGTTGTCGCGCTTCGCGCATTGCTCGCACTCGCCGAATCGCACAGCATCTGCGACGTAATCGTGGCGCTTCGGCTCTAAGGGCAAGTCCACACTCGCCTCATCACGAGCCAAACCTGATTGATTACCCTTCATCTCAACCTCCAATCTCTTGACTAGCGATCCACGCTTCGGCATCGGCAGCGGTTCTGAAAACCAATACAACCCTGCGCGGAGAATCAAGATCGATGCTTATCGGCCGGATATCAGTGGTCATGGGAAGGCAGTTCATGGCCTGTTGGATAAAGGTACAAGTTGCCTCTATCGAGTAATGCCCATCCGCCCGGATGTTCTCGATTAATGACTTGAGGATTTCGCGAGCTTCCTCAATGTCGTCATCAGCCTCGTCATCCTGTCTCGCTACAGCTTTCTCGATCATCTTCATATCAGCCTCCAATCTCTTTAGCGACGCCATCAGCGACGTCATCGCCATTTCAAATCCCGATGAAATAAGTTGTACTGAATGCCATCATGTGAGAATCACCTAACCGCCGCCGACTCAGCGAATCGGCCGCGGCTAGGGGACTCAGAATTCGTGCCGGTTACGTATCCGGCGTTCGTTGGCGTAGAACCGTTCTCGTGACCCTATCCACAGCTTGCCAGGCCCGCGCTTCAAAGGGTGTGGAGGCGAAGTCTTTATCACTCGTCCGCCAGCGAGTCGCACACACCGATGGAGTTTGATGTCCATCTACCTGGGTGCAATTTCGGTGCAGTGTTTCTGAGAGAGCGCTGTTGCTATCAGGGAGACCTTCGAGCCGGGTTCGGCGCTACCGGGTTATGGGGGACCACGGATCTATGCGGCTACTAACGGCGGATACTCAGTCTGTGACGGGAGCTCAGCGGCTCTCTCAGAAAAACTGCTACACATGCGGGACCAGTCTGTCTCCCGATCCCGCATGGTTTGCACCCGTTACCGCGCCACGGTGTGCTGGGCGATGCTTTCGCATCTGAGGATCATCTGTCCTCGTTTCAGGCTCTTTCTTCTTCCTCCGAGCCAGGCCAAGGGAGGGACACCAACGTGTCTGGACGACTGTTTCACGTCCGTTTATCTTTCCGATTACGCTTAAAGACCCAAACCGCGATCCGGCTCTGCCGGGGCGGGTGCTTCTACTGCGGGTAATTCACGGTCTCGTCAGTGAGCGCCTTACGCTCAGACCGCCGAAGCGGTTTCGACCTGTTAGCGCACCTGGAACGATATGCACGGTTTGTTGTGCGCGCCCAAGCGAAGTGCTGAACCGGCGAGGATCGTGTGGCATTCATGCGCGACCATCGAGCCGTTCGGAATCATCTCCGGTGCGTCGAGCGGGCCGCCAAACGTCAACATGAAAGTTCCGTCGAAGACTTCGTCAATCGCGCGGAATGCATTAAGGTTGTTCGGGCTCATTTCAATCCCCTTCTCCGTCGTTGCGTTGTGTTGCGGTATGGAGAGAATCATAGATCAATTTGATTTGCTTTGCCAAGCGCTATGTCGCAAAAAGATTTGCTCGGAGCGAACAATTATTTCTATCGCCTGCATAGCTTCAATAGATCATAAAGATTTGCTCAGATAGAGGGATCGCCGTCTAGACTGAAGGTGGGTACTAGGAGGCTGAGATGACCGCAGACGACGTGATAACGGTTTTCGAGCGATTGAACGTCGAGGGCCGAGCAGACGTACCGATTGACTACGCGTGCGCCGGCTTCGCAGGCTGGCTTGCGCAGAACTGGGAGAGATTCGGGGGAGACGACCTGGCCGTGTTGACGTCGGTCGGTGCTACGTTATGGCGGGAGGGCTTCGAGCAGAGGCGGAAATGAAAAACCCGGCCGAGGCCGGGTCGTTCAGTGCTGCAAAGATGGTCAGTCAGATCGACCGCCATCGGCTACCCCGTATTTGTGGTTTTTAGCGGTCTTAATTACCGCCGGCCAAGCCTGAACCGGATCGATACACAACCTCTCCGGCGATCTGAAGCCCTTCCAGCTGGTCCGCGGCGATGATCTTGTCGGGAAACTCTGGATTGTAGGAATGCAGCCTCAGAGCGCCCTCCGGCTCCTTAAAGATCTGCTTCACCAGCGGTTCATCCTGAAACGTCACGGCGTAAATCAGACCGTCCTTCACCCGGTTCTTCGCCATGCAAATCATCATCATGTCTTTATTGAACAGATACGGCTCCATGCTCCGACCGTGAACCTGGGCCAACCTGCAATCCTGTGGGCGCACACCAAGGGCCTTGAAGAAACCGATATCAAACGGCAGCGCCTTTTTTTGTCGTACTTCCCATTGAATCACGCCATTCCCCGCTGAGTAACGATAGTCATAACGGTCGATCCACACCCGGTCGTCGTCGGGCTCGAGATCTTCCGGGGTCTCCCATGTGACTAAGTTACCGCTTCCTTCTGGCAGCAATTTCTCGAGTACGGCTGACCTTGTTCCGCTGATTGATGCATCGGCGCTGCCGGTTATGTGCTCGACGTCAAGCCACCCTTCTGGCTTGCCAAACGCCCCCTCGATACGGCGCGCCAGTTTGTCGCCGATGTTGCGAGTCGGCGACGGCCCCATGAACTGATTGACCTGCTGCGTGCTGCTGTCTATTCGACGCGCGAACTCGGCCGGGCCCTCGTGTGCGAGCGCGCGCGCATTCTCTAACCGGATCTCTTTCACCGTTTTCATGGTGCGAATGATGACGGGATCAATCATTTTGATCAACGTGCAAAAAGATTTGATTTAGCAAAGCAAAAAGCTTGAGTCGCACATCGTTTTGATCTATGCTGACAGCACTACATGATTTCTCGGTGCTGACTAAATGGATCTTCGAACGTGGTTCCTCACTACCAAGCCTGACGAGCGCCGTGCGCTTGCCGCGAAGATCGGCAGGTCGGTCGAGTACCTCTATCTTTGCACGCGACCGGGACGTAAGCCTGGCGCCAAACTCTGCAAAGACCTTGTCGAAGCTGATCCACGTTTCACTCTCGCGGAGCTTCGCCCTGATCTGTGGGGCGATGGCATCGACTCGTATGCCGCGAGCGACGACAGTCAGCCCCCGGTCGGCGGGACTAACAAAGGTACGAAACAGGCTCGAGCGGTGATTTAAACGATTCATTGATTTTTCTTAGTTAGAGGTGGCCTGAGCCGCCTCTTATTTGGCCCTACCGCTGACAGGTTACGCAACAGGTTAGCGATTTGAATTTCAACTATGAACAGCGAAGAACTTCAGATGATGGGCGGCGCAGTCAACGGCTCGGGCTTTCTGCCCAGCAGTGAGATTGCGGCGTGCGCCAGTTTTCGTGATGCCGTTCTGCTGGCGTGGAGCAATCGCCGCATCAAGGGCATGACGAAAGCTCGCCTCGCAGAAGTCTGCGAGCTGCTTCCCCAGCATCTTTCGGATTACCTCAGCAGCGATGAAGTCAATCCGAAAGGGCAGCGCCGGCGCTCGTTACCGGCAGACAAGATCGCAGCGTTCGAGGCGGCTGTCGGCAATCGGGCAATCACTCAATACCTCGTCCGAAAGGTCTCATTGAACCTGATGGAAGAGTGGCAGGCCCAGATGGGCAAGAAGGTGGCATGAAGTATGAGGACGCAAGAGAGATCTGCAGAGCAGCATTCGCAGACGCAGTAGCAAAGGGGGCTGGAGACGTTCAACAAGCGGTGGCAATGCAGGCGGCCGGTGATCGGAGGTTGACGCAGGCATTGCACATCGTAGCGACCGAAAAACCTGAACCGACTTCGGACGCATAGCGGATAAAGAGACCGGACATGAAGCAAATCGACAACCGCGGCGAAAGCCGTTTTTTTAGCGCCATGTACCGGTCAATTTTTCAGTCAGCAGATTCGAAGGTAGCAATACCGACTAACCGGTCCCGCCTGGAGGGTGGAATGAAAGCGTTCTTGTTGTTCTGCTCGACGGTCTGGATCTGCGTCGTGATCGTGTGGACCGTTGGTGAACTGATCGGGGTGATTGGATGAAGCGCGATCTCCTGTCGACGAAGACGCCCGAGCAGGAGCGTCAACTTGAGATGGCGCGGAACATCGGCCATCTGAAGACCAAGCAATCGAAACAACAGCAGGCCCACATGCTCTGTGTGTCGCTGGTCAGAATGATCAAGGGGAAGTGATGATGGGCGAGGCACTGAAAGTAGTTGATGGTGGCAAGGCGACAAAGCGCAAGGCTATTGGGAAAAAGACTCGCTTCGAAGTTTTCAAGCGCGATTCCTTCAAATGCCAATACTGCGGCAAGTGCGCTCCTGAAGTGGTTCTGAACGTCGACCATATCCACCCTGTCAGCCAGGGCGGCGACGACGACATGATGAATTACATCACCTCCTGCTTTGACTGCAACAGCGGCAAGTCTGACCGCCTACTGTCAGATGATTCAGTCGTCGCCAAGCAGCGTCAGCAGCTCGAGGAACTGAACGAGCGCCGCGAACAACTGGAAATGATGCTTCAGTGGCGCGACGGGCTGAAGGCGATCGACGAGGATTCGCTGCAACAGATTGAGGCAACGTGGAGCGACACGGTTCCCGGTTTCCACCTGAACGAAACGGGACAAAACGCAGCTCGGAAACTGCTCAAGACGTTTGGTCTCATCGCAGTATTGGACGCCATCGATATCGCCGGGCGCCAATACATCAAGTTCAACAGTGAAGGGAACGCGACGAGCGAATCCGCCAACCTTGCATGGTCGAAGATCGGCGGCATCTGCCGCAACGCCGCGATGCCGGAATCCATGCGCAAGCTCTATTACGCTCGCGGCATCATTCGCAACCGCATCTATGTCAATGAAGCGCAAGCGATGAACCTTATGAAGGGCGCGGTCGCGAACGGCATGGATCCCGAAGAAATTGTCGCGCTTGCCAAGTCTGTTCGAAACTGGACCGAATTCAAAGCGGTACTCGAAGGCTGGACGGAGTAACACGTGGCAAGAGCCAGAAACATCAAACCGGGAATCATGGAGAACGAGGATCTTGCTGACCTCGAACCCATTGCCCGACTCCTGTTCATCTACTTGTGGATGCTCGCTGATCGTGATGGACGTCTAGAGGATCGTCCGCGGAAGATCAAAGCGAAGGCGCTTCCCTATGACGATGCAGACGCAGACGAAATCCTGAGCGGTCTCGAATCTGGCGGATTCATCGTTCGGTACGAAGTGAACGGTCTGCGGTGCATCCAGATTGCGAACTTCTTGAAACATCAGAAGCCGCACTCGAATGAAACTGTAAGCAACTTGCCACCTTGCCCTGAAGAACTTCTGACCATGGTTCGAAGCACTTCCAGCCATGAGAGTGATGGCGACGAGTCGGAAGAGGAAGCACTTGGCTCTTGTATCTCTGATTCTCTGACTACTGATTCACTGATTGCATGTGAAAAGCAAGAGGCTTACGCCTCTGCCGACAGCAGCGCCAAGGCGCCTGCTGCCGACACGACCAAGGACCGCGAAGGTAACGGCGAAGTGACCGGGGAGCGCGGCATCAAGGGAGTTCCTGTCTGCCCTGTGCAGCAGATCGTTGACCTGTATCACGCGTGCATGCCTGCTAATCCGAAGGTTCGTGTTCTCGACGATGCGCGCCGCAAGGCGATTCGTGCGAGGTGGAACCAGGCTGCAGTGCTCGACCAGGTCGGCCCTTTTGGCTACAAGACCGGCTCCGAAGGTCTGGCCGCATGGAAGCGATTTTTTGAGGTTTGCGCGGACTCCGACTTTCTGACCGGTAACGCGAAGCCTCAGCCGGGGAAGCCCCCGTTCATTGCGACGATCGATTTCCTGATGTCGCCGGCTGGCTTCAAGAACGCTGTTGAAAACAAGTACCACCGCGAGGCTAAACAATGACCGCAAACGACCTGCGCACCACGCCGCAATCGGTAGAGTCCGAGCAAAGCGTGATTGGCGCCTTGCTGATTGACAACGACGCTATCGACCGAGTCGGCGACCTGCGCACTGAGCATTTTTACCGCGGCGATCATCGTGCAATTTACGCTGAGATCGTCGGCATGATCGCCGCCGGCATTCCGGCTGACGTGATGACGGTCTATGAGCGGCTATCCGCTAAGGGCAAGTCTGATGACGTGGGGGGGCTCTCCTACCTGAACGCGCTGGCTCAGAACACTCCGGGCGCGTCGAACATTGCCCGCTACGCACAGATCGTCCGCGACCGTGCGCAAAAGCGCGGCCTGCTGGTGGTGGCGTCTGAGATTCAGGATTCGGTGGTGACGACGCCCGACGAGGCAGTGGTACTGATCGACCGCGCGCAGGAAAAGCTGGAGAAGTTGGCCGAGGCGCGCGTGAAGTCCGAGCCGGCGCTTGCCGGTGAAAGCCTTGGTGACTACCTGACGAAGCTCGAGGAGCGCATCGAAGGTAAGGGTAAGCCGATTCCGACCGGCCTGCGGGATCTCGACCACAAGCTCGGCGGCGGCATGAATGGCGGAGATCTTGTGATCGTGGCCGCCCGGCCGGCCATGGGTAAAACGGCTCTGGCACTCGGCATTGCCAATCACGTTTCAGTCGAAGCGCCGGCCCTCGTGCTTGAGATGGAAATGATGGTTTCTCAGTTGCAGCAGCGCAACGTATCAATGCAGGGCCGCGTGTCGATGCGCCGCCTGCGTGAGCCGCATCTTCTGTCAAACGATGACTGGGACCGGATCACTGTCGCCACTCAGCGAATCACCCAATTGAAACTGTATCTAGACGATCAGCCTGGCCTGACGATGCTCGAGGTCCGCTCTAAGGCGCGGCAGATAAAACGCAAGCATGGCCTATCGCTGCTGGTGGTCGACTATCTGGGCCTGATGGCGATGGGCTCCGAAGAGCGCCACGACCTGCGTATCGGCGCAATCACGAAGGGGCTGAAGTCCCTGGCGAAGGAGTTGGACATTCCTGTGATTGCCCTCTCGCAGCTCTCGCGGAAGTGCGAGGAGCGTACCGACAAGCGCCCGATCATGTCGGACCTGAAGGATTCGGGCGACATCGAAGCCGACGCCGACACGATCCTTTTTCTGTACCGGGATGAGGTTTATCACCCCGATTCGATGGACCGCGGAATTGCTGAAATCATCATCGCGAAGCAACGGCAAGGCGAGACCGGACGTGTTGCGGCGGCCTATATCGGCGACTTCACTCGCTTCGAGGATCTGGCGCCAGGGCATTCGTTCGGCCAATCGGAGCGCCCCAGATCGAGACGGGGTTTTGAATGACCGCCGAAGCCTGCCTAGCTCGCTTCACCCAGGCGGTACGCGACGGCCGGCGCGGTGATTTTGGTAAGGCAAAGAGCCTCGTCGAATCCGTTAGCGAGAAGTACGGCAGCCGGCAGGGCGAGATAGCGAAGAAAGAATTGTGGGCCGCGATCAAGAGTGAGCGGTGGGCAAATAGATAGAAGACGGGGGAATGATGGAAATAACTGAAATCGACGTAGGTAGTAGTACTAATCGCGCGAAGGTCGTATGAGCCGCAGCCAAAAACCGAGAAAGAAGTACAACCCGAACCGTCGCCTGGAGCGTTGCGCCGTAATCATGGAGCGCGCCGTTGCCCGTATGCCGATCCGCGAGGATGCAAAGCGCGACATTGAAATCGCAGCACACATCGCTCTCGATCGACTGCTTAAAGGCGGCGACAAGGATTCTCTCTACGTGCTGGCAAGCGCAATCGACGTCGCGCATGAACTGGCGAAAGACCCGGCTCGAGGCGTCGGCGCTGAATACCTCGCTGACATCGAAGCCGGCATGGCGGCCATCGTGCGCGCCAAGAAGCACGGCGATCTGACTGGTGTCTGGAAGCTTTCCGGAGACGATGCCGACCGCGTCAGTACCGCCCTCGCCGTTCACGACGCCCAGCTTGAAATTGCGAGCCGTGAACTGGTGGTCGACTGCATCAACGTCGTGACTGCGCGGGTCGAGGGCGGATCGAAGGAAACCGAGTTCGAAGAAATGATGTTGGAAGCGGCTTAATCAATTTACGGAGTTAGAAATGGCAGCAGTAAACAAAGTGATTCTCGTGGGCAACCTCGGCGCAGATCCTGAAGTGCGCTACTTGCCGAGCGGTGACTCGGTAGCAAACATCCGCCTGGCAACGACTGACCGCTACAAGGACAAGCAGAGCGGCGAAATGAAGGAAGCCACCGAGTGGCACCGCGTGTCGTTCTTCGGTCGCCTCGCCGAGATCGTTTCCGAGTACCTGAAGAAGGGCTCGACGGTCTACATCGAAGGAAAGATCCGCACGCGTAAATACCAAGCGCAGGACGGCACCGATCGCTATTCGACGGACATCGTTGCGGACCAGATGCAGATGCTTGGGGGCCGTCCAGAAAGTGGCGAGCGTCCGCAACCGCAGCGTCGTCAGGAGCCGCCGCAACGTGCGCAACAACAGGCGCCGGCTGGCGGTGGCTTCGATGAGATGGATTCCGACATCCCTTTCTAGGAGCGCGCCATGGGAGCCAAGAAATGGTCCGATGAGGAGATCGCAATTGCCCGCGACATCCTGACGAGCGGCAAGACCGTCAAGGCGATGGCGCATCTGCTGCCCGATCGCCCAATCGGTGGCATCAAGTGCATGGTTACGAAGCTCGCCGGCGACGCGACAAAGAAACGCGGCGACACGCAATGGCTTTGGCCAGCGATGGAGCGAGAACTTAAACAGAACCCCGGACAAACCATTGAGGAACTGCGCATTAAGTTCGGCTGCTCGCATAAGCACGCCTGCGATGTCATCCGCTCGCGGCACGGCTCAGGTGTCTATGTCTCGGACTGGAAGACCTATATCGGCCACCACATCGAAAGATGGTCGCCCGGAGTTGGTCCAGACGCGCCGAAACCGCCGCGTCAGTCGATCGAGGAGCGCCGCCGTCTCGGGCGACTTGCGTATCGGATGCGAACTGCAAAGCGGAATCCGTTCGAAAACATGCTGATGCAACTGCAAGGCGAATGCCCGCGGGTTGGCGCAAATGATTCGGGCCGTGTCTACATCCACCTGACCGATTCACCCGAAGAAGAAATGGAGGTCGCATGAACTGCAAACCTGGGGATCTGGCGATCGTGATCAAGTCATTGAAGGGCCGCGGCGTGGGCGCAATCGTCGAAGTTGTAAAGGCACATGGGGATTGGGGTGGACTGGGGTTCTGCTGGGTCGTGAATTCACCTCGGCCGATGATGACCGCTCGCCCCGATGGCACTAACAGAAGGCTGTCGACCCTACACCTCGCGCCTGACGACTGGCTCCGCCCCGTCAGCGGCCTACCCGCCAACGACGAAGTAACCGACAACATCAAGGAGCCGGCATGAGCACAGAACTCAAAGAACCCTCGCAACTCGTTATCGGCCTCACGCATCGCCAGATGCTTGACTGGATGGCTGAGGATGGCGTGTTTTGCTCGCCGGATAAGTACGCGCGTCGGCTTCAGGAAGCGCAGCGCCGGGCGATCGCAGCACAGAAGGTCCAAGAGATCGTCGAGTCTCAATCGTCCATCGACGCCGACATCGCTCGATTCGTGGATAGCAACTTCTGGGAGTTGGTTGCATCCGGCAAGGAATGCGGTTGCCACAAGTGCATTGAGGACAAGTCCCTGCGGACCAGTGCATTCGGCCCGATCCCGTTGGCCGCGACACGCATGATCCTCTGCCCGACTTGCGGTAACAAGCGCTGCCCCAAGGCAAGCAACCACGAACTGGCTTGCACCAATAGCAACGAGCCCGGGCAGCCTGGCTCGGTCTACACGAACAACAACACGGAGAAGACGGCATGAGCAAATGGATCTACGCACTATCGACCGACGCAGTGGTTTTCGGCTGCTTCTATCTGTGGAAGGTTGAGCATGTCGACGCCGCCAGGCCGTTCCTGACCTTCATTCTGTGGACGTTTGCCATTCTGATTTTGTTGGCCGCATTCGTGGCGGATAAAGAAACGCGCCGTCGAAGCATGGTTTTCCACGCATACACCCATGCGAGTACTGCGCTGACTGTCGGCCTGATGGTCTGGTCCGGGATGACGGCGTGCGCGATCACGTTCTTTATAGGCTGGCTGCTCGTCCAGCCAAAGATCCGCGTCAGTGCGGAGGCCGCCAAGTGATCGAAGACGTTTGCATTATCAACGGGGCTTGGGTGGCCCTCACCGATTGGTACCCGCCGAGCGTAAAGCCGGTCCGCCCCGGCAATTACCGCGCTCAGTTCTTCGACGCCGGCTGGATGTACGACTGGACGGTGTATTGGGACGAAGTTCGCCAACTGTGGCTAGACCGGGAAGGCGGAAGTTCATTGATCGATCAAAACCTCACCTGGAGAGGGCAAACAGCATGAACAACTCAGCCGAATACGTTGTCAAGGTAGCGACGCTCTCCCGCAAGGTCGAGGAAGCCAGCGCCCAAGGGTTCCGCACCAAAAGTGCCATGGAACTGCTGTACGCACTCGAATCTGCAATGGATGCGCTCATGTCGACGGCCACCGCGGAGTATCTGGCTAGTGAGGTGAAGGCGTGACGGACGAAGGCGAAATCAACATTTTCCGCGCGCTCGACTTCATCAGAGACAACGCGCCGGCGTACGCGAAAGCAAAGTCAGAGCGCATCTATCTAGAAGAGTTCAGAAAAACCAAGAAGGCGATCTTGATGCAGGACGCGGAGCGCTCTGGCCACAAGTCCGCCGTAGCCCAGGAGCGCGAGGCATATGCCGACCAAAGCTACAACGAGCATCTCCTTGCCCTCATGGCTGCTGTAGAGGAAGAGGAACGTCTGCGTTGGCTAATGGTAGCGGCCCAGGCCCGCATTGAAGCATGGCGCTCCATCGAGTCCAGCCGGCGAGTGGAGGCGAAGACGTTATGACCGAGATCCAGCGAAAGCGCATCCAACTGGAACGACGCCTGGCCGCAGTGCAAAGCGACTTGGCCATGCTGAAAGCAAGTTGCCCGCACGAGGCGGTGAAGCGCACAGCAAACAGCGATACCGGCAATTGGTGTGCCGCGGATGACCGCTACTGGACTGCCTGCGAATGTCTCGACTGCGGCAAGCATTGGACGGAGTGGAAATGATCCGCTCTTCCCTTCCTGTCAAGAAGAAACTAAAGCCCAAACGCTGCCGAAATTGTGGCGCGAGTTTTGCCCCTATTTCAAGCATGTCCAAGGCTTGCAGCGTCCCTTGCGCAATAGCTCTGACCGAGACGGCCAAGGCAAAGCAAGCGGCCAAGGCCAAGCGCGAGGAGAAGAAGTCGATTCGAGTTGCGCTCGAAAAAACCAAGACTCGCGGGGCGCATTTGAAGGAGGCGCAAGCCGCCTTTAACGCCTACGTGCGAGAGCGCGACTACGGGTTGCCCTGCATTAGCTGCGGCATCCCGTCGAGGGAAGCGTTCGGCGGCGCTGTCGATTGCGGGCATTACCGCAGCACCGGAAGCGCCGCACATCACCGGTTCAACCTGAAAAACTGCGCCGCACAATGCGTTAAGTGCAATAGGTACCTAGGGTCGAACACCGTTGAGATGCGCAAGGGAATGATCGAAAAATTCGGCCTCGAAGCAATCGAGGCGCTTGAGGTTGATCAGTCTGTACGGAAGTTTGACATTGATTATCTGACTCGCCTCAAGCGGATTTTCCGGAAAAAGGCGAGACGTGCAAAGGCAAGGAGAGAACGTGAAACCGAAACACGTTATGCAGCCTAATGACAGGTTCGGGCGGTTGACCTTTAAAGAGGAGATCGCTGAACGACGCTCCAATACGCGTTACGGGATATTTGCGTGCGATTGCGGGGTTACGAAGGAAATATCGATACCTAATGTCGCTGCGGGAAAATCGAAGAGTTGCGGATGCCTTGCCTTTGAGGCAACTGGCGATCGAGCGCGTACTCATGGACTAAGCAAAACCCCGGAGTATGCCGTGTGGGCGCGAATGATTACGCGCTGCACAAACCCGAAGGCGTCGCGCTACGCTCGATACGGCGGCCGAGGGATAGCGGTGTGCGAACGGTGGCGGCATTCTTTCGAGAACTTCTTGGCCGATATGGGAGAGAAACCACCGGGCATGACCATCGAGCGCGATGACGTAAATGGCAACTACGAGCCCGGTAATTGCCGCTGGGCGACCAAAAGGGAGCAGCATTGGAACAAGTCAACAAGCAACATCGTTGAATACCGCGGCGAACGGAAATGCGTCGCAGAATGGTGCGATCAGTACGGCATCCCTTACACCACGTTCATTCAGCGCCTAAGGCGCGGCTTGCCGCTAGACGAAGTTTTTGAAACGAACCCGGATGGATTCTGGAAGAAGTCGATAGTCGTCGATGGCGTATCAAAGATAACCACCGAATGGATGCGCGACGCCGGCATACCGATTTCATCCTTCTATCACTTCCGGCGCAAGGGGCTCAGCGAGGAAGAGATCGTTAGGAAGTATCTCGCCAAGAAGGCGGAAGCCGCATGAAGCCCGCCAAAACTTATCCCTCACCACTAATTGCCAAGGTATAGGAGACAAACATGGTTCAGCGATACGGAACTAGCTCAATGCCGGTAGAGAACGGCGTCTACGTGCGGCACTCCGATTATGAGGCGCTTGAGTCGGAGTGTGCCGACTGGAAGCGGCGCTGGCAAGACGCCGTAGATCATGCATCCGAGGCAATCACCGAGCGCAATCACTGGCAGTCGAACCACGACAACCAGGTATCGCGCGCACGGTTCCTGGTCGAGCGCGGTGACATTCCGGTTGAGCGAGTGCGGGCTTATCAGATGCTTGGCGCGCTGTTGGCGCTGGAAGAAGCAGTCCGTGCCCAGCGCGCCATTTACGAAGGCACGAGCGACGAGGACAACATGACCGGGAATGGCATAACGCGTGCGCTGGATTTGGTCGATTCTGAACGCGCAAAGGAGCAAGCATGACTATTGACATCGACGAAATCGAGCGCATCGCTAAGGCTGGTGATCCGTGGGGATACGCGGCTACTTCGGCTAATGTGCTCGCTTTGATAGCAGAGGTGCGCCGGATGCGCGCCCTGCTCGACAACCGCCCAGCCCTCAACGCAGGTCTGGCCGAGGCATACACGCAATGGACGGCCGGAGTCTACGAGAGCGACGGCACTGGAATGGGAAGGGAGACGCAGCAATGATCGACATCGACGCACTGGAAGCGCTGGCGAAGGCGGCGCTAAATGGCACAAACGGGTTGCGGCCGGCGTGGGAGGCATATAGCGCTGCGGCCACTCCCGTTGCAATCATCGATCTGATCGGCGAGGTGCGAGCGCTGCGGGAGGATGCCGAACTCTTGCACCTTCTAGTCGCAACATGCGATGCGCTCGACGCAAACTCATTCGACGATTCGAATCAGCCAGGGACGCTACGCATCACGGTCAAGCATAAGACGCAAATCTATCCGGAGTTGCAGATGAAGATCATCGATTTTCTGAGGGGATATAAGGAGCGAGTGGACGCTACGCGAGGTGCCGCATGAAAACCGTAATCCTCTGCGTCGGCTTCTACGGCCTAGGCGTATTCAACTGCGCAGTCTTCGCTGCTGTGTACCTCCTCCACCGTCCCCGCTACGTTGCGCCGACTAAGCGGAGGAAGTATCGGGATGCGCCAGTTACAGAGGTAGAGAAGCCGGCAGAGCCGATGTACATGTACGGCGTTACAGGGCTCGAAGAATAATCGCAAAACAGGTGATTGACAGCGCTTCAAATAAGGACTACGAAGCGCTTTTCTGCTAGAATTCATAACAGAGTTTCATGTGTTTAATCAACAACATTTTGTTTCCACGTGCGGGGTTCGTGATGTTCAAAGACAAGTATGCAAGTGACGTCAGAAGTTCGAATCTCGCGTGGAATGAGCGGGAAGAGAAATCGGTCGATCGACTCACAGCGATGGGCCTTTCTGACCCGCTCGGCGCCGCCCTATTCCGGTTCAAGTTTGGCTCGGACGCCGCGGCGGGAAAGCGGGCAATTCATCTTTTGGCGCACAAGGCGAAATGCTCGCTCGGTGTTGAACTGACCTACGCGCAGAAACTGGCAACGGCTTGCATCAAAGAATTCGTGCTCGACAACTGCGTCCCGTGCAATGGTGCAGGTCTGATCCTCAACGGCGCGCGTTACGACAAGTGCCCGAAATGTGACGGCTCAGGTGTCAAGAGGCACTCCGATAGCGAGCGCGCTTTGGCCGCCGGCCTGCCGGTCGAATCGTGGTCGAAGCATCAGAAGAACTTCGACAAGACGATGACTTGCATGATGGCGTCTATCGCGGCGACAGGTAGCAAGGTAAGTTCGCTGATGCGGGAGGCGGCATGAGCATTCGTATTTCGATACCCACAAAAATCCGAGACCAATGGTCAGGTTATGACGTGGACACCACTGCGAGCTATAACCTATCGGTACACGAGGCTGAAGCACTGGTTAGGTCTATCAACGCTCAAATTCCTATCGAGCATGCGCGTATAGAGCGCGACCACCAAGCAGAAATAGAGCAGCTCGAATCACGCCTGCGTGTACTGAAGGGGACAACGTCATGACAATTCATCGCATTGTCTGCGCCGCCAACCGAAAGCGCTTCACCGGTGAGGTCGTTCTTGGCATTCGCCATTGGGATGCCTTCATGCACAAGCTCCATACCGAAGGCGATCCGGTTGATCAGGGGTTTATCGACAACAAAGGTGCGTTCCTGAGTCGCACCGATGCATGGAAGGTCGCAGAGGCCGCAGGCCAGATCATCCGTCGCGTCGGCGGCGACGATTCGAACGGCGGCACGTTGTATTCCGAAAATTTGTATTGACCAGTAAACAACAAAATCTAGAAAATAGTTGTTGCACAACACCGCATCTGGTATATACTGTGCCCGTACTGCTTGATTGTCGGCCTTCTGTGTCGGAAGGCTGTGCAGTAGAGCCGAAAGGCTCACCCCAAATCCCCGCGAGTGGGTAAACTCGTCTCAGAATTTCCGAAGCCCTGCCAGCCTAAAAGCTCGCGGGGCTTTTTCATTTCCGGCTCCGCCATGCGATTTCCCTCTCCCCTCGAATCCCGAATGTACGGGAATCCCGAGCGCATTCTTGAGGAAAACCAGGCGGCTCAAGCCAACGCAGAGAAACGCGCCGAGAAGCGCCGAACGCTGACTGTCCGTAAGGAATGGAGCGAAGCGCGCAAACGTGCCGAATCCCTATTTGATCTCCCCGCTGGGGCCGGCGCTGTGTCGGCCGTCCCGTGCCCCACTCCCTCTGCAATGAGGGTCGAGCTGGTCGACTGACGCCAGCGAGAATTCGATATGAACGCACAAGACCTAATCGACAGCCTGGAACTGGACCTCGAGCGCATGCGCAACATCGATCCGGCGCTGAGGGCTTCGATGATCGCCCGGCTGGATGAATTGAGGAAGGCTGTGAAGCAGATATAATTGCAGAGCGCGGATAGGGTAGCTCCCGACACGGTTGGTTTGACCGCCAATCTTCCGCGCCCCTCAAATGGTCTACCTCTAGTCAAGGTAAAGAATGAATAACGTTGCTGGCATTTATGCCATTACCAGCGCGTCTGGGAAGCAATACGTAGGCTCGGCGGTTAATATCAGAAGAAGGTGGCATGTCCATCTTCATCACCTTCGAGCAGGGTCGCACCATAACCCGCATCTGCAATCGGCATTTAAAAAGCATGGCGAGTCAGGGTTGCGGTTTGAGATCCTGTTGATCTGCGGAAAGCCTGATTTGCTCATGTATGAGCAGCTAGCTATTGATTGCTTGGTGCCGGGCTACAACATCTGCAAGACTGCGGGCAGTCATCTCGGCATGAAACGCCCTGAGGCGACATGCCACAAGATTTCTGCTGCCTTGACTGGCAGAAAGATGTCCGCGGCTGCCAGGGCGGCTATGAGGGCGATCCGGGATACTCCGGAGTGGCGGGAGAAAGCATCTGCCATTCGCAAAGGAAAGTCGCCGACGACCGAGGCGATAGCGAGGTCCGCGCAAGCAAGGCGGGGGAAACCTCTATCTGCCGAAACCAAAGCAATCTTGTCCGCCAAGAGCACACTGTTTGGTCAATCTCCCGATGAGCGGCGCAGGAGGTCTGAACGGCTGAAGAACCGGGTTGTGACTGCAGAGACGCGCGCTAAGTTGTCCGCAGCCCGCATGGGCAAGCGCCTGTCAGATGATCACAGGGCGAAGTTATCGGCGGCGATGAACGCTCGATCACCAGAAGCTAGGGCCCAAGCCGCTGCAGCATCATTCGCAGCAAGGGCAAAGCCCGTCAGAATCGTTGATACCGGCAAGGTGTTTGAATCGCTGGTGCATGCGGTGATCTGGCTGAAAGACTCGGGAATATCAAAGGCTACGTCTTCATACCTGAGCCATGTGTGCGCCGGGCGCAGGAAAAGCGCTTACGGATACAGATGGGAATTCGTGGAGCGAGAGGCGACATGACTTTCGATGGTTGGGAGTCAATCCTCACCTTTGGCCCGATGGTGGCCGCAACGTGGCACCTCGCATGCGCCCACACCCTTACCGGCTACTCGGAGTGGCTGATCGACGTTTGCGAGCCGTTCGCTGTTGGTGGTGCGCGCGAGAGTTGATCGACGGCCGGCAGTGTTGCGATCCGATGGATAAACTTGATTGAGGTGTGACATGGACATTCGTCCGCGCAGGGACAATCTTCCCAAGCCATGATCCCCGCTTCGCCGCCAACTACGGTCGGCGTAGCAGTTTGATACGGGCGGCGGAGCCCTTTCGCGCATGACGCTTTGGCTTCGGGAGCTACCGGGGTGGGCCAACAAGGCGTCAGTCGTGAGAGCAAATTGGTTCGATATCGTTATGTCGATATCGCTTTCACGCATGACGATTGCGGTGGTGCAGGGCACGGTTGCGACAGATTGATCATCTGTTTGCGCCGGTAAGCGAACCTTATGCTGCGCGCAGTCGTCAGCCGTGAGAGTGAATGCGCAGGCTGATGCGCCCAACCCTGCCCCGGAGCCGGGGAAGTGCAAGAGAACCGGACGTGCCGGAGATCAGCGCCGGCCACTCTCAACGAAATCGGTCTGGGCTGTTTGCCCCTTAGTGGCACGAGGAAAGCACCAACACAGACGCCGCATAATCGTAAGCGGCAAGAACATGCCGGGAGCAGAGACCGGACAAGCGGGTGTCTGCCGCCCGATTGGGCTCGCATGAGCTATCAAGGCAGTTCTTAACCTCGTTCGGTGCGAACTGGTCAATCGCCGTAGAGCCTCACGAAACGAGGCCCTTCATGCAGGCGCATTCAGCGCGGACAAAGCAAGCCATAGCCTTCTGCGACAACGCGGTGGGTAGATCCGGCCGGATTTGGGACTGCTCCGGGAGTGCGCCGCCACGAAGGTGAAATTAGCGACGCGCCTGGCGATAGCCACCTGCGGGTCACGCGGTCTGCGACAAAGTAGCTTTCATCCAATTCTCCTCGCGTCGACTCCCCCTTCGACGTCTGCCGGCGCCGAAAGGCTGCTGGCTTTTTTATTCTGGATCTCCGATGGCAGCTCGCAAGACAGTCAAAGTCGTCGCTGAGCGCACGGAGATTTGCAAGGAATGTCGAGCTGTCCATTGCAGCCGGACCGAAGGCATGCGCTGCCGGCGCTACCCGCCAGTGTTCGTCTATGACCCGGCCACCGGCGTATCAAGCGCTGAGTGGCCGGAAGTCAATCCGGACGACTGGTGCATTGAGTTCAAACCAAAATTGACGTCTTAAGGGGAAACCGTGGCACGACAATTTGACCCGCGTTTGCGAGAATTTGCCGATGCCCGGGAAATTTCCTTTCTCGAAGCCGTCGAGAAGCACGGCAAGCCCACGCTCGCAGCCAAGGCTCTCGGGCTGCATCACAGCGTTCTGATTCGCGCTCTGGGTAATCTGGAGAAGCGTGCGGCGAAGATGGGGTATAGCCCGGAGCATCATTTCGTCCACTCGGTGCCCGATGGCTTTACCGCTGACGGCGTCTCGACGTACTTCAATGCCGATGGCCAGCCGACCGGACAATGGGTAAAGGCGAAAGCTGACAAATCGCGCCAGGAAGAAATCTTCCGAGAGGCATGTGCCGCGATGGCTGAGACGCTGCCGCGGATGAGGCCGGCGCCGATGCCCAAGGGCACGAGTGACGCGCTGTGCAATCTGTACACATTCACCGATTACCACCTGGGAATGCTGGCATGGGGTAAGGAAACCGGCGCGGACTGGGATTTGAAGATTGCCGAGCGCACTCTGGTATCCGCGTTCGCACACATGATCGAGGCCGCTCCGAAGGCAAGTACAGCATTCGTCGCACAGCTCGGCGACTTCCTTCATTCGGACGGTTCCGGCGGCATGTTGCCAGTGACGCCCTTGCACCAGAACATTTTGGACCAGGACGGCCGGTACTCGAAGATCGTCGGCGTGGCCATTCGTGTCCTGCGCCGGATCATTGATTTCGCTCTGGAGCGGCACGATAAGGTTGTCGTACTGATGGCGGAAGGCAATCACGACCTCAGTTCCAGTGTGTGGCTTCGAGCTATGTTCCGCGCGCTATACGAGAACGAGCCGCGGGTGACTGTGATCGACTCCGAGTCGCCCTACTACGCGTGGCAGCATGGCACAAACATGCTGGGCTTCCATCATGGACACCTGACCAGGAAAGAAAACATGCCCCTTCTCTTTGCCGCGAAATTTCCGGCAATGTGGGGCGCGACGACCAAGCGCGTGATCCACACAGGTCACCAACACCACAAAGACGAGAAAGAGCATACGGGCGTTACAGTCGTGCAGCATAGAACGCTGGCGGCAAATGACGCTCACTCTGCCCGTCACGGCTACGTCTCGGAGCGCTCCGCACAGGCCATTACCTACCACGTTCAATATGGCGAGGTAGCGCGCAATACGGTGGTGCCTGAGATGTTTGAGGCGGCAGCATGACACCCCTCCTCGCCTACTACCTGCTAGTGGCGGCTTGCTTGGTTGTGCCGCCGAGATATTGAGGAAACACTATGGCGCAAACAAAGAAGGCCACGCCGGACTGGGAGCGCATTGAAGCCGACTATCGGGCCGGCTTACTGTCGGTGCGGGAGATTGCAGCCGCACAAGGGATTTCGCACACCGCAATCCAGAAGAAGGCCAAGGCCGAAGGATGGGAGCGCGATCTCGGCAAACGCATACAGGCCAAGGCCGAAGCGCTGGTTGCCAAGCGTGAAGTTGCCAGCCAGGTTGCCACGGAAACCAAGGCGGCAACCGATGCGGTCATTGTTGAGGCGAACGCGCAGGTCATCGCCAATATCCGACTCGCGCACCGCAAGGATATTTCCCGGGCGCGTGGCATCGCAATGAACCTGCTGGGTGAACTGGAAGTCGAGACAGACAACGTCGATCTCTTCGAACAGTTGGGCGAGATGCTCCGCTCCGATGACGAGAAAGGTCAGGACAAGCGCAATGACGTGTACCGCAAGGTCATCTCAGGCGCAACACGCGTTGACAGCATGAAAAAGCTGGCCGAGACGCTCAAGACGCTGATCGGACTCGAACGCGAGGCATACGGTGTCGCAGAAGAACAGACGCCGCCTCCAGCTCCATCGGTCACCGTGAACAACGCACCGCCGGCCACACTGGCAGAGATCAAGCAGGTTTTGACGGAGAACGCCGCGAACCCGAAGGTATGAGGCTATGGAATTCAGCGATACGGAACGGCGCTCTTACCGTTCGCTGTCGATGGCCGACCTCTTCTGGTTCACGCGCTGGATGTTCGTCAACCGCCGCGGATACACGTGGCAGCAGGCACAGCACCATGCGACGGTCTGCGAAGCGCTAATGCGGGTGTTTCGTGGTGAGTGCAAGCGCCTCATCATCAACATCCCGCCGCGCTACTCCAAGACGGAGATCGTCAAGAATTTCGTCGGCTGGTCGCTTGGCCACGCGCCTGACAGCGAATTCATTTACACGTCGTATTCATCGCGCCTCGCTGCAGCGTCCTCATGGGACGTCCGCGGGCTGGTGCAGGAAGCCGAGTACAAGGCAATCTTTCCGTCTGTTGGCCTGCGCGAAGACAGCCAGGCCAAGGACGAATGGCGCACGACGGCTGGCGGCATCATGTACGCCGTGGGCGCTGGAGGCACGATCACCGGTTACGGCGCTGGCAAGCATCGCCCCGGTTTCGGCGGCGCCCTTCTGATCGACGATCCGCACAAGGCAGATGAAGCCCGGTCGGACGTAATGCGTCAGAACGTGATCGACTGGTTTCAGAACACGTTTGAATCACGGAAGAACAGCCCCGACACGCCGATCATCCTCATCATGCAGAGGTTGCATGAGAGCGACCTTGCCGGGTGGCTGCTGAACGGCGGCAACGGCGAGAAGTGGGAACGCGTCTGTCTGCCTGCCCTGCAGGATGACGGCACAGCGCTCTGGCCTGAGAAGCATTCAGTCGAAGAATTGCGCCGCATGGAAGCGGCATCGCCCTATACGTTTGCTGGGCAGTATCAGCAACGACCGGCGCCGGCTGAAGGCGGCATCTTCAAGCCCGACCAAATCCAGACCATCGACGCACTGCCCTATGGACATATCCAATGGGTGCGCGGCTGGGACTTGGCGAGCACGACGGATGGCGACTTTACTGCCGGCGGCAAGATTGGCCGCCTGCCGGATGGACGCTTCATCATCGGCGACATGGTCAGGCTGCGCGTCGGCCCCGATGAGCGGGACGCGGCGATGGTCAACACCGCCTCGCTAGATGGCGTGTCGACGAAGATCAGCATCCCGCAAGACCCGGGACAAGCAGGCAAAACGCAGGTTCTTTACCTGACGCGCGAGCTCGTCGGCTATCCGGTGACGACGTCCCCTGAATCGGGCGACAAGGTCACGCGAGCCGAGCCATTCGCAGCACAGGTCAACGTTGGCAACGTCGTCATGCTGCGCGGCAGTTGGAACGCTGCATTGATCGACGAAATGCGCATGTTCCCGAACGGCAGTTTTGATGATCAGATCGACTCGCTCTCTCGCGCGTTCTCGCATTTGATTGGTGGCGGCCTCGCTCAGTGGGCCGCGCTCGCAGGATAAATCTACCCGGCGCCCGCGCCTCCATAAGCAAGGATTCACTCGCGCATGTCCAAGTCACGTCGAAACCAGAAGGCCGGCGTGGTGCAGGCAGTCCGTACATCGGACAGTTTCCAGAACGCTTCGGCGAGCCTCGGCTGGGGCACCAATAACCAGTCGAGCGCTTCGCAGTACGCGCTGTCGTATCAAAGCCGCAACCGCATAAACCTCGAGGCTGCGTATCGCGGCTCTTGGGTAGTCCGCGCGGCCGTCGATGCGATGCCGGAAGACATGACCCGGTGCGGCATCGAAATGTCTGGTCTTGAGCCGGAAGACATTTCGATGATCGAGCGCGACATGATGCGCCTGGCGATCTGGGATGCGCTGTGTGACGACGGCAAGTGGGCGAATCTGTACGGCGGCTGCCTCGCTGTGATGCTGATCGACGGGCAGGACTTCGCCACTCCGCTGCGTGTGGAGACGATAGCCAAAGATCAGTTCAAGGGGCTGCTTATCCTTGACCGCTGGATGGTGTCGCCGCCCGTTGGCGATGTGGTGACAGAGTTCGGCCCCGACATGGGCAAGCCGGTCTTCTACAACGTCATCGCCGACTACGCGGCCATTCCCAAGGCCAAGATCCACTACTCGCGCGTGATTCGGCTCGACGGCATGGATCTGCCGTTCTATCAGCGCGTCGCAGAGAATGGCTGGGGCCTCTCGGTCCTTGAACCGATGTGGGATCGACTGATCGCGTTCGATAGCGCATCGGTCGGAGCCGGCCAATTGATATACAAGGCGCATCTGCGCACGATGACAATCGACGGGCTTCGCGACATCATCGCGGCCGGCGGCCCCGCACTTGCTGGTCTCAATGCGCAGATCAAATACACACGCGAGGCACAGACCAACGAAGGTATGACGCTGGTTGATGCCAAAGACAAGTTCGAAGCGCATACCTACGCGTTCTCTGGCCTCTCCGACATGCTCACCCAGTTCGCGCAGCAGTTGTGCGGTGCGCTCGGGATGCCCTTCACTCGCCTGTTCGGACAGTCGCCTACTGGTCTGAACGCAACCGGCGAAGGCGAGATGAAGCAGTGGCATGAGAAGGTCAAGCAGAACCAGGAGCGGCGCCTTCGTAATCCGCTGCATCGCCTGCTGTCGGTCATGTCAATGTCGACGCTCGGCAAGCCATTGCCCGACGACTTCGCGTTTGAGTTCCGCAACCTTCAGGAAATGTCGGAGAAGGAAAAGTCAGAGATCGCCAAGTCGACCGTGGATGCTGTTACGGCTGCCGTCGATGCGAATCTTTTGACCGTCAGTGGCGGTATGAAGGAGCTGAAAGCATCTGCTCCGAACACTGGCATGTTTGGCTCAATTTCTGACGACGCGATCAACGAAGCCGAAGAACAGGAAAAGAACGCCCCGCCACCTGGTGAGATGGACTTACCTGACGTGTCGAATCTGACTGGCGATTCGGGCAGCGCTGTATCGTGGCTCAAACGCCTGCGTAAAAAGAAATGACCCTCACCCTTGACCGCAAGCGCAGCCGCAACCCGGTCAAGACGGGCCGCGCCGAGCAACGCTATGCCCTGCAACTTCGCAAGGTCGCGCAGCAGGTCGGTTCCATTGTGTCGCCGTTCACTCCCGGCGACATGAGTGCGGTCCCGACCATCGAGCAGTTGCTCAAAGCCTACTCGGACATGCTCAGAGGCTGGGCGACGCAAACCGCAAGCGACATGCTGATGGACGTCGCGCTACGTGACGAACAGGCGTGGGCGACGATGGCCAAGGATCTGTCCCGCGGCCTTCGCGAAGAAATCCGCAATGCGCCGACCGGCCGCGTGATGCAGCAGCTGCTGGCCGAGCAGGTAACGCTCATCCAGAGCATTCCGCTTGAGGCGGCGCAGCGGGTGCATCGGCTCACTCTTGAGGGTGTCGAGAACAGCACACGGGCCAGCGAGATCGCGAAAGAGATTCTGCGCACTGAGGAAGTCACCACCTCTCGCGCTGTATTGATTGCACGCACAGAGACCGCGAGGACCGCGGCCACTCTGACCCAGGCTCGCGCCGAACACATAGGCGCCGATTCGTACATCTGGCGCACCAGCGGCGATTCGACCGTACGCAGCGATCACCGTGCGCTCAACGGCAAGATTTTCCAGTGGAACAACCCGCCCGTCGCCGATGAGCGATCTGGCGAGCGTGCGCACCCTGGATGTATCTGGAATTGCCGATGCTATGCCGAACCCATCATCCCTGACTAGATGCCCCAAGCGCTTCATATTTACCTCCACGTTCACGACGCGAAGTGGGAGGAACAAAACCATCCGCGTAAGGAGAATGGGCAATTCGGAGCGGGTGGTGGTGGCGCTGTAGCACTGAAAGGCGACGAGCTCGGTGACTACACGAGCATGAAGGAACTTCGGCAGAAAGCCTTGGAACATGCCGATCGCTTTATCGGAAAGTCGTTCAGCAACCGAGCTACTGGCAATGAAATTGAGGTGACCAGGAAGGGCGTCAAGCACACGCTGTCTGGAGCATCCGACACCTTAGTCAGGACGGTCCCGGCCATACCTTCCCTGCTTGAGAACGCGAAGTTGATTGCAACGGCATCAGACAAGCGTGGCGATGTCAACGTTCTGTCTGTGGAGACGTATCACGCTCCGATCGAGATTGACGGACAGCATCACAACGCAATCCTGACTGTGAAGCGGTATTCAGACGGGCGCCGCTATTACGACCACGGCATCGTGAAATAAAAAGAGACCGCCGTTTAAGTAACGTACCTCACACGCTGCCAGGGCGGGATGGTTTGAACGTCCGGGGTCTCAAAATCAATTATAGACCCAGTTGCCATAAACGCAAAATTCCGCGTCTGAACAATCACTTAGCCCGCTCCGCGCGGGTCTCCCTACGTTCCTTATATGTCCAATGCCTGCGAATGCAAAGCGTGCGTGAGCAAGCGCGCGCCGACGAAAGATGCAATCACGGCCAGCGGCATGCTCGCTACTGAGCAGATCGGCCCGAAGCAGTCGCTGCTGGCCAGTGGCGCCCTTCTCTGTCAGGACGTGCCGATCGCTCGCATCGGCGTCCAAGACTACGCCGCGACCGAACTTCCGGATATCGAAGATAAGGACGGCGTGATTGAAGTCGAGCGAACCGAGGATGAGGTGTTCAATCCAGAGGCCATCGCATCGTTCGAAGGCGCACCGGTAACGATCGAGCACCCGCGCGAGCCAGTCACGCCAGATAACTGGATCGTCTACGCCAAAGGGTCCGTCCACAACGTGCGCCGCGGCGACGGCGAAATGAGTGACTTCTTGATGGCTGACCTCCTGATTCAAGACAAGGGCGCCATTCATGACGTGCAGACCAAGCGGCTCAAAGAAATCTCCTGCGGGTACGACGCGGGATATCTGCAGATCGCGCCGGGACGTGCTCGGCAAACGGACATCGTGGGCAACCACGTTGCGCTGCTGGCGGGCTCGGCCCGCTGCGGCGAAGCCTGCTCCGTGCAGGACTCACTACCAACCTCCATTGGAGATCCATTAATGGCAACGAAGAAAGGCGCTGAATCCCTCAAGGACAAGCTGCGCAAGCTCTTCATGACGCGCGATTCGGAAGCCTTCGAAAAAGCGTTGTCTGAGGAAGTCAAAGACGAAGACGGCGCGGCTGGCAACGTCCCCGCCATCCACATTCACATGCCCGGCGCCGAAAAGGCCGACGCAGCGGAAGAAACGAAGGACGACGAGTCCGAAGCTGATCCGATGGCTCAGGTCATGGACGCGATCAAGGCTGTCGCCGAGTCCGTTGCAGCAATCGGCGAGCGGGTTTCGAAGCTCGAAGCTGGCCCGACCAACGACTCTGAAGAAGAGAAGA